AAACATTTCATAATCTTATATGCCTAATTCGTTAAATATAAACTTCCAGTATAATATAACTCGCAGTGAATTCCCAAATGTAGTCCTAGTCGGGTGTCCAGATGTAACAGTACCGTGGATTACCGCCGTAAAGAACTTCCTAAAAAATTTTCCCACTTTAGTCTTATAGGTTAACTTAGATTCCAAATCAGTAATACAGCGATAAGTCTCTTCGTACATTCTCGAAGGTAAACCAAGTTTCTTATATATCTTGGGAAGCAATTTATCCCATAATCTATTGTCCACGTTTTATATGAGAATCGCATGTTGATGTGCATCATGTGAACTAAAATCACTACTGATAGTCACTATTTTTCCCTTTTTCCCAAGCTTTCGAAAAGCAGTATCCATTTTGTAAGAAAGATCATCATTATTTTTATATGAACAATAAGCTGGCATCACGATTTTTAAAAGTTTCAGACCGATATAATTAACGTGATTCGCTACCCCCAATAAAGTCATATCAGGACCGCAGATGTTTCTAGATCTGTTGCTATAAGAACCTATCTTCCTAAATACACTCTGAACAAATACCTCACCAGTCTTAGCGAAACATGACAGTACATTCTTAATCCCCTTCCAGATTGCATCCGTTCTGCCTTTTTGATATAGTATAGATTTTTAATTATCTTTATCTTTAATATGTTCTATATATCTATCAAATGTAACAGTTGTGGGGTCTAATCTATTGGCCTCTGATAAGAAATTGTCTATGAATGAATCTTTCAGGACAAATTAGATAAATCGGTCCATAACGGCTTAGTCATACCTTAATAATGTAGCAGCCTATCTTTCTATGACAGCAGAAATAGCATTTAATGGACACTTTCCATACGAGGAAAATACAGCGAAATCCCCTAATCCTTTAAAATTTTTATGGGTACTACGTTTAGGCTAGTTCTTTTTGCATTAACAATATGGAGAATAGGTATCTAGAATCTTTTTTGGAGTGACATTTTTTATTTTTTGTCTAGTTTATGGATGGTAGAAAGTCATACTCTTAAGAATATAGGGGTTTGCCCTAACAATATCATAGCTAGCAAGGGTTAATTTATGATAGAAATTTGTGGTTATTGCTCCCATTGAAATGTCATTTCTCTTCAAAATCTTGACTTCCTGAGCCATATAGAAATCTTTATCATAACCATAAAGATCTATTACATGGTTTTTAGGCTACAACCATGTATATAAATCTTAGAATTTTTCAGCAACAATATCTTCTATTTCAGCTCTCTTCCCTTACAAATTCAGCTCTTCGCTCTATCTCCTTATAAAATTTTTAAAATCAAATAACATTAACAAAAAATTTTTAATCAGTTACACATCTTAAAGATCGAAAAAATAGGCGGTTATTAGATATAGATAGCTAAGATATTTGGACAATACGCCACAGCTCACTAGATATTCGACAAATCTTTCGTCTTCCTTAGGAATTGGTATATATTTTGCTACAGGTAAAGTGTCAGTAAGTTCTATATACCATTCGGGTCTAACAGTTAACATTTTCGTATGTCTGTTTCTATCTTCCCTGATCTATTAAACGGCATAATTAATGGTATTTTCCACAAGATGTTCAAATTCTTTAGCGATATCATTTAATGTACTATTGTTACCCTCGTTGAAGCCATATCCAGAAAAATATTCCATATATCTCCACTTTTGACTATTCACATTATCTAGTGTTAGAGGAACTAGAGACAACATTTCTTTTAGGGTTGATAACATAGTTAAATCCACTTATTTCCCTTAGACAATTTTTCTATTAATATAATTGTCTTGAGGTATTAATTGATCTATGTTGAAACCTAATGCGAAAGCTATTAGTTATACTCCATACGCAACGTCAAATCTATATATGAAAGGGCTATCTCTGATGTAATCGAATGGTAAGTTGTACAATACGGGTAGGTTGATGACATTTTCTCCCCTACAGATTTACCCCAATTGTTGATCTATAAATACATGACCACGTTGTCTAATCAAATAACTCCTCCCACTTTACATTACGTGATCATTGCAGCTTAGAAA